CGCACCCCAGCCTCTTTTTAGAGTACCGCCAACTTTTCCACTCCCTGAAGGATACTGGCCTGTATGAGTCCTCTCTATAACTAAAGCTAAAAGTCTTGCCGCAATCTCCTTGCTGCATGCAGTACAAAAGCCATTCATATCAATATCCTTAAGGCTCTGTATCTTTTCCTGAAGGTTTCTAAGAGCCTCAAAATCTGCTCTGCCCCAACTAGCCATTAAGCATTCTCCTTTTCAAGCTCCAAGGATACTTCTTGGTGTGTTTCATACAATGCAGGAACTCCACTGGAGATATAGTCAGTAGTTACTCCGTTTTGTGTTATCCTAAGCTTAGATCCTGGAGCAATTTTGATTTCAGGAGCAATAAATAACTTAATAGTCTGTTCTATATTTGATACTGTATCAGTCTGATTTGCTGTGCCGGAGCTACTGTATGACAACCTGCAAGGTTGATTGCTTAAGACCACTATATCTTTCAATACAGTAGCCTTAGTAACCTCATCTTTTACCTTTCTTTTTTCCAGTATGTCGCAAAGTCCTTTATATCTGCTTTCTACTGCTTTTCTTGCCTGTTTCCATGCATCTACCATCTGAATCTCCTGTAAGTGATAAATTCATCTCTGCCGTAATTCAAAAGATAGTCAATAAAGCTGTCAAGCCTTTGTTCATCAGTCTTGCTTCCTTCGCCTACTGCAAAAGATATATTTGTATCGCCTTCTTGTATCTGCTTAATAGCTGAATCCAGATTTAAATTTAAAAGTTCGTTAGGAGCAAACGTCTTTTTCGACATAAGAAACTCGCCAACGACCATATCAATTGCAATATGCATAAGCCCATCAGGGATAGCAGAGATATTGCAATCGTTCTTTATAGTGTTTTCAACCTTTTGCATAGCAAAATTGATAGTAATATCATCGCTATCTTTTACCGCATATCCTATGGACCGCAATCTCTCTTTTATCCTTTCAAGCATATTACCCCCTTGAGATAATTCTTGCTATCGGAATAGCCTTATGAGGGATTGTCTTATTATCGCTCTGAACAAGTGACCAGTTTAAGCCGTTCTCAAGCTCGGCGTTAGTAGGACTGTTTGTCGCCTGATTTGCCTTAAGATATGAGATACCTGCAACGCTCACAGCATTCCTCTTTCTTGAAATAAGAGTATCCTCACCACCGTTAGTCTTACCGTCTCTTACCATCTCGTAAGGAACCTTCGCGCCCACATCCTCAAAGCCTATTGCACCCTCTCCAAGCACATATGTGGTATAAATAGACGCATCTCCTCCTGTAGCTCCGACATTCTTTACCTCTACAGGCATAGAATCATCCACAAGCACAAGTCTTCCGTTCCAAGTACCCATACTTAGATCTCTTTCCACACCCTCGCTGTCTGTATACTTGAGATATGCTAAAAGCTTAAGATTCTCCAGGTTCGTAGATACACTTGAGTGGCAAATTACCAGGCTAAACTTCTGCTTATTATCTCCACAAGCCTTCTGAATAGCGCTGTTAAGGGTTGTAACGCCCATTATCATGCTCTCGTCGGTCTTTTTATTCTCTGTGGATGCTGAAATATCCAGTGTATGCTCGTCTACAAAAGCCTTGTTAGCAGTCTTTATAGCTCCCGTACCTGTAGCACTCATGCCGAATACACCCTTTAGAATAGACAGTAGAACCTCCTGATCTACCTCATTCCAGTAATCCATAATCTGTGCCCTAACATTGGCCATAAAGTCAACACCTCCGGTCACATCATAACTGAAGTCAGCCTCCGTCCATCCCATCATTCTTCCATATGCGAACACACCCTGCTCATAAGTTGCCGTTCTTTCAGGGTTTAGGTTTGTCTGCCCGTCATAGTTTTGCGCCTTGCCTCCTAATCTGCCAAAATAAGGCAGAATAGCATAAACACTACCTGTCTGAGACTGGTTCTTAAAAGCTTCTGCAAGCCTTGGATCGGATACCACCGCCATAGACTCCCTTAACTTATTAAGCTTTACATTTGGTATCGCGGACATATACGCACCAAATGCTCTGTCATTAAAACTCTTTGCATCAAATTTTGCCATTATTGTTTACCTCTACTTTCTTAGTTCCCTATATCCGGATTGTTTTCAATGTAGTTAGCCAACTCTTCATAGGACATTTTTGACATGTCTACACGACCTGACCCGGTCTCTTTCTTTGCAACTCCCGGCTGGAATCCTTTAAAACTTGGCTTTGCCACCGTGTTCTCCTCGAACAAATACCCATCCGACTTCTTTAGCTCTTTTATCTGCTCGTAAAGTCCTTTTATGCTTCCGTCATCCTGAAGCTCTGCCTTGTCAAGATCCTTGATAAGTGCCTTGACCGCTGTTACATTCTTTGCCTTAGAACTGATTAGCGCAGACTCCAAAGCACTATTTATTTTCATCTGCTTGATTTCTGTTGCATGAGCTTCATCTTTTGCCTTGTTCTCCGCTTGTAGCGAAGCAATCTGCTCTTTCATAGCTTCAACATCGCCTGTTGAGTTCTTTAATGTTTCAAACTGCTTGTCCCTATCGGCAATATCAGTCTTGAGCTTGTTCTTTTCGTCTACAAGCTCCTTAAATCTCTCATATGGCACATAATTCTTTAGCTCTTCAGCGCTTGCCTTTTCGCATTTACCTGCTAACTCTTCATCCATTCCAAGTGTTATAAAGTCTTCTTTTCTCATTGTCATACATCCTTTCATACATTTTTTAACGTGGTTCAATCCACTTCTTTTCTTTGTTCTTTATCGTCTGCAAAGCTAAAAGACGGCAATAAAAAAGCACCCTATTAAGGTGCTTAAAAACTTATCTCTATTAAATTAAGGCCTGTTTATACCGCAAATGTTCCTTTCTTAAACTCTTCAAGTATCTTTATCTCTCCGAGCTCCTTTAGCCTATCTTCTACCTTTTGAAAGTCATCTTTCAACTTAAAGCATCCAAGGCTCTCGGAGATAAGTGTTCTTATTTCATCTTCATTTTTTCTATCTTTTATCCAACCATTTGGAATATATACCATCATAGTACCCCCATTTTCTGCATTGCGCATGCCAAAATATTATTATATATTATCTGTTGATTACCCGAAAGTGTCCAGAAATCTTTTCCTATTGCTGATTTTAATTCAGCCTTTATCAGTGGCCTATATTGCTTGTATTCCACCATGTTTTCGAACATCATATCAAGCAAATCGTCTTCATTTTGAGTTATATATGAATTGTATTGAGAATAATAATCTATTGGCAATACAACTTTACTCATATCTGAATGAAGGTGCAACCACTTTGCACCAACTCCATTCTGCCTATCCTCAAATGCAATCTTTCCGAAATCTTGAATCGTATTACAAGATGAGTACTTTGCGAGTCGCTTCAGTCTTGGCAAATTTTCAACAAGTTCCTGTGTATAAGACGGAGATAACTTAGCTGAAATTCCATACTCCTCAATTAAATAATGCGCAGATGATTCCGTAAATGTTTCCTCTAAACTTCTCCATTTTTCAACTATATTTCCGGATGAGTCCATCCCATCCCATTCAAGTCCGTTAGCAGATAAATGGAAGGATTCATGGAAAGCCGTTTTAATTCTATAGTTTATGGAGCGAGCATCATTTGCATTTAGCACATACTCATCAAAATATATCTTGTTTCTCGTAGTCCTGTTCCCCACCCGGCAATGTCCATTATCAGGTATAGCCTTTATTCTTACGGGAATATTACTTCTGTCTATGCCTAGATTATCTATCAGTTTCTCAGCAAACTGTTTAATATCATTGTTTGATTTAATTTGAGAAACATTAGACAGTCCGGTCATCACTTTGTCATTTATTTTAGCACTTTGCGGTACCTCATTCAATAGTTGGGCTTCAATCTGTTTCGTTGGCTCAATCTTATCATTGTTGTTTACAAATTTCTTCTCCCACTCCTTATAAGTCATATTCCCATCAACAAAATAGTTCTTACCCTTATCATTCCTCGCAATTCGTTCTCTATCAACTCCCAGCTCCTCCCAATCGTCAAAATACGGTGCTGTAGTAGTTCTACAGTATGGGTGGAATGGAGGGGCTGTAACACCTGCCTGATAGTCCTTCATATCAAATACTTTGCCGTCAAGGCTTCTGCATATCTCAGATGTCTTGCTGTCCAATGTGGCCACAATCTCATATTTTTCAACATCAAGATTATTAAGCATATCTTTTTGAGCCACGGAACCAAAATAAGCAGACTCTGTCATTATAAGCCTGCCTGCCGCGTTGCTTGATACACCCATCTTAGACTTTATCTCTTTTATAGCCTTAGCCGGGTCTGCTCCGGTAATTATATTTCTTGTTAAAGAGCTGTGAAGCTCACCTATCAACTTTTCTTTGTTAGTCCATATCCTCTTAGAAAAATTATAGCCGTCAACCGCCCAAGGCTTATTGATTATGTTACTAAGTGTATTTTCATCAAGCCTGTCTACCGCAAACCCTACTCCAAAACCTTTCTGAAACTCAAAAGCCGTCCTATAGTACCTCTGTGAATATGCTTTTCTCATTGCGCTGTCCACGATATCTAATTGATTACCATACAGCGCCTCAATGCTCTGCTGTGTCTGAAGCTTTAATGCCTCCAACCTGGATACATGAAACCTTGCCGATGCATTCTCAAGCTCCTTTGCCCACTGACCGCTGATAGAATTTTCTTTACCGTGCTTTATATACTCTTCTACCGACCACTTAAGTTCTTTCATCTCTCCTGTAGTTAATAGCTTTCTGGCCTCTGCCATGGATATTTGATTGTTAGTTGCAAATCTTTGATACCAAGTATTTATTTTGTCTTCAAGCTCTGTCTGTGCCTTTTGGTATATTTCCTCAACATCCCTGTATGCCTCCATAGCATCTTTATTTGTAGTGCTTTCAAGCTGACCGAATCTGTTTATCCAGTAGTCTGAGTTCTTCACATATCATCACCATCCCCCAAGTTGGTATCATTAAAGGCACCATACTGCTCTTTTACCTGCTCTTCTTTTTGCCTCTTTATACGCTCAAGTTCCTTCTGAACATCATCTACCCAAGGATGCTGCTCTATAATAGTCTCATCTGATAGGATACCTACCGACTTAACACAACTCTCTATTGCCTCTGTCTCATTTATCAAGATATCTCTGTTAAATGTGATAGTAGCCTCTTCATCTTCAAAGTCGCCTAATCCCATATTGGATAAGTGCGCCTTCACAAACCAAAGCAAATACTCAAATGTCGCTTGTATCTCAGTCTCCATATCATTTGCATCTAAGTCAATATCGCTGTACATGCTCTGTATATTCATCTGGTTCGGATTACCCGACATTCTGTCATCTTTGGCATCATAGCCCATGCCGTTTTCTATCAAGGCTTTTTTAAATATCTCAATAATAGCTTTGTAATTGTCAACATTTACTTTAACTTCGAGTGTATCAACACCGCCTTTCTCGGAGTCATTGCTTCTAACCTTAACAGCTCCGTACAGTGCAAGCTTTTGCCTAAATTCTCCTAAATCCTGCCCATCATAATTCTTAATGACAAGAATAGTATTCCTTGCATCTTCCTGCATGTTGTTTTCAAAGTCCGAGAGCATTATATTGATGCCATCTTGGAGGGATTTAACTTTCTTTAGTAGGGGCGTGCCATCATGATATTTCATCGGCACTAAAGGTATCCTACCCCAATTATAGTTTTCATTTTCGGTGTTTACATAAGCACTATACGGAATAATATCGTCGCCCCTTATAGCTTCACCGTTTAAAATAAATCTGTACACACCATCCGGGGCATATACCTCAACTCTTTCCACTTCGGTTTTAGTGCCATTGTATGCGTATTCATCCGTTTTGTATAATCTTACAGCCAACTTTACTTTAGTCTTTTCATCATCTTCCCAAAAAGGCAAAATTTCATATCCCGGAAAAACCTTAAAGCTTAGTTGTCCATTACCATCGTAGTGTGGATAAATCCATGCTATACCAGTGTTTAACATATATTTTCCTGCTGTCTTTATATTTCTCATAAACTTTTTGTTAAACACCTGTTTTAAACACTCCAGATAGTCTTTATTGTCTGAGCTTACTACAAACGGCTGTCCAAGTAGGTAATTAGCTTTTTGGTTAACAAGCTTAGCATACTGGTTATCTATAATTCTATTGTTTGGAAGATTATTAACCTCTTGTAGCTCACCACCTTCACCTATCACCGTCCTTTTTCTTTTCAATATGTCTTGGACTCCTTCATAGTACATTGCACCTTTTAGCTGCATTACCCTATCAGGTGAAGACCTCCATATAAGTATCTCATTCTTTAGAATACTTATCCCGGTTATGCCTGCTATACTTTTTTTATTAAAAAATTGGCTGATTGCCAAAATTATTCTTTTTATGAAATCCACATCTTCACTCCTTAATCAAAACTGTATACAGAACCCATCGAAATATTCTCAAGGGCGTATCTCATAGCATCCATAAGGTGGTTGAAATCATCAATAGGCTTATTTATCATATTGCCTGTCTTACTGTCTTTTGCCCATGTGTAGTTGGATATCTCTGTAATGAAATTCACACACCTTGGATGAATTATTATGTGGTAGTCCTGTATAAAGTCGATACCGTGAACTATACTGTCAGGTCCCTTCCTTGCAGCAGTTATATGCGATAGGCCTAAAGTATAAAGCCTGTCAATACTCTTTTTCTCCGCACTGTCGGCTCTTATACGCTCTTTGGCATACCCCATTTTTATAACCTCATCCGCTATCGCCTCATTGCTCATGCCCTTCTTATACATCTCATCAAATACCCATATTGTCTTGCTTTTTGTGTCTACAAGGCCACAGAACAAGGCACTTGGGTCGTTTGTATATCCGAAGTCAAGTCCGAACGCTGACTGAACACTCGGTATCTTTTTTATCTCGTTTATATCAAAGGCTTTCTCTTCCCAGTTTTCATATACAAGACCGTCTACTATGCCCCACTCTCCAAGACCTGCAACCTGATACCTTCGTGGGTTGTTCTTTTTCATTGACTCAAATACCTTCAGATCGGCCTTATCAAGCCATTCATTGCAAAGATAATTTGTAGTCATTGCTAGAACTTCATCATCAGGAGTATCAAAGAACCTTTTCTTTATCCAGTGATGCTCATTCCAAGGATTCAGTGTTATTGTTATCTGCTTAAACAGTTTTACGTCTTCGGGTATAGCACCTCTTATAGACTCATCAAGCATATTGAAGTCGTTTTCATTTGATATTTCATATGCCTCTTCAAGCCACATCCAACAAAGGTATCCTTGCTCTACCGTAATTGATGTAATCTTAAGCGGATCATCAAGGCCCCTGAAATAAATCTTTTGCCCTGTCGGTATGTAAGTCATCTCAAGCGGTGATTCTTTCTCTTCCCAATGGTTTGCAACCTTTAGCCGCCTTATCGCCCATTTAAGCTCCGTAAAGCAACTATCCTTTAAAGTTCTGAATACCTTTCGAACCACAAGCAGGTTAGCCTGTGGATACTTCATAATTGCCCATATGTACCATAGTGCCGTTGTCTTGGACTTCTTACTGGCACGACTACCCTT